GGGACACTAAAGGTAAGAGAAAAGACACCCGTAACATAGTTTATAGCATTGGGACCAACCCCTACATCTCCCACAAAACCACCCAGGCCATCATCTGATAACCGAAGACCATTATTGTTAGCATCAATGGAAACAAAAGTAACGTTGTTACGCAAGACAGGCGCAAAGGGAAGAGTACCAGTAAATGTTTGTGTAACATTATCACCGGTACCCACCTGAAGGATGGCGTTATTCTTGGGATAAATAGCAAAAAATTGTTCACGAGATTCCGTATAGAATGCCCTAAAGCCCGCAACAAAAAAGGGTTCATGGACCGTTATAAATCTATTTTTGAAATTAAATAACGGATCAGCGGGATTAACCGTATCGGTTTGATATTCGGCTATGTTCGGTTGGGTATAAAAGGTAAACGTCTGCCGTAAGGTGAACAAACGCAGATGCTCCGGCACATCATATAAAACAAAGGTATTAATATACTCGTCCAATTGTGCCGTGGTTAATTGCGCCTCCGATAAAGAACGGGTTAAACGCCGTACCTTGGTTCGGATTGCATTAAGCGTTGAATCAGCCATACGATTCCTTTCTTATTACCGCTCATTTCTCTTCATACTACTATAAAACATTATGCGTAGCCAATACCAATAATTCGTTCAAAGCACCGACTGGAACCACTTGGGATTGCGTATATAATTTCTGGGGTGAAGACATAGGGATGGATAAGGTGCTTCTATCTACATCCAGAGGAACCACAAACACATCAAATGGTGTCGTGTCGATGGGAATAGAAAACTGCGTTGCGTTCAACACGGTAATATAGGCTGCTTTATTATTAAGTTGAACCATCCCGCCACCAGGGGCTATTATAAAACGCACATATAATCCGGTACTATAATCATGATCAAAGCTGGTGGTAATAACAGCCGGATAGGCATTCGTAATAGCAGTTATAACACGCATCGCTGGTTGATAGGTAGGATTGGTGAGCGCTACAATAGCCATAAAAGTCCTTCACCTTATACGGGGCGAGCAGTAACTATATCAGCATCAGCTTGATGTTCATCAATATCCATGAATTCCAAACTTTGAAAACTAGCACGACGAACCTTTTTATTCATCTGCATTTTAGGCGTGCCGTTCTCATCAAGAACATAGGCATGTTCCGGATACCAGCAGTTGGTATTTAAATGACGAGCTACTCCTAAAGGGATTTCATAAATTTTACCATCCGTTAAGGTATAATGCTCTACTTCATCTCCTTCATACGCATAAAAAGGAAAACTTAAGGTGCCACCCGGTACCTCATGAAAACGAAAGACCCCTTTAACTTTTGTTCTATCCCTATCCCGTCGACGACGAATTTCTTTCTTAATTTCTTGCTCTGACATCTTTTTATTAAGCGCTTTGTCGCGATCTTTTACTTCAATATCCATAAACGTCCTTTATATAAGGAGAGGGGTCTCCCCCTCTCATAGTGCTTTATTTATACGCGATTACTAAATCCTTTACCAGCTTGCCAGAATATAACATCATTCGCATCCCCACCCGGGAACCCTGCACCACCGGTCAAAATCATACCGATAATAGAAGTATTCACGGTAGCGTCAGCTAAGATATTAAGATTATTAGTCACTGCAAAACCAGTATCTTCACCAACGGGAACTGCTTGCGCTTGCGTAAATGGTACCACCCCTGGTTGAGGGAAGGCAAACGCCGTGAACGCGCTGGAGTCAATATTAACCGTTACGGTGTTGTTAGCCGTACTTACCGCGGTAACCGTCGCAAGTTGATTATCCATTTGAACCATCCCATATTGAGCTGGAACGATCAAACGAATTTGTTGCCCGGCGGTAAAGCCATGCGTCTGACTAAAGGTGATAACCGCTTGTGCCGCTTGCGTTATATTAACAATAAAACGACGTCGTGGATAATACGGTGAGTCAAGATTAACAATGCGATAAAAACCACCAGCACCTACCGCACCAGGCGCCGTTGCTAAAGGATAACGAATACGGAAACTCGTATTAGCAACCACAGTATCAATCTCAAAATCAATACCCATAATATTAGGTACGTTGGCAACCGCACTGAAGCGAACAACGCTCCCTGTTCCTAAACCAGCAGTACTACCCGTCGTCACGATAGGTTGTACAACGTTTGAGGTAGCCGTCACCGCTACAGGCGCACTTAAGACCGCTCCGGTTGCAGTATCGATTTCCTCAAAAGCACCCGCAAGGTTAAGCATGTTTAGGTTGTCACTGGCACCATCTTTGAAATACTGGATGCCTGATTGTAACATACCGCGCTGCCAGTAAAATTAAACCGCAACGTCATTCTGTGCCGCTATTTGCGTAAAGTTATAAACATTAATCCAATCTATACCTTGACGGAAACTTAAAACACGAGATGAACCATCCGAGGTAAATGAACCAGTTTCAATAACAGTATTATATGCCATAGTTGGTCCTTTCTTATGCTAATGTTGTGCGAAGATTAATTACCCACTGATCATTGGTGATACGGGGTACTTCAGCAAATTTATAACCAACTGAGGCATTCAATGCGAGAGGGCCATCATATATCGGCGGTCTATAGATAAAGCTTGCACTATAGCCATCCTGCTCAATACACGCATAGGCCTCCATGCCCACACAGAAGATATTATATACGTTAGCCCCTAAAATCGAAGCATTCGGGGTTACTGACCCAATAGAAGAGATTAAGAAACGAAGGTTTCCAATCGCTCCCCATTCAGATCTCAACGCATTCATCGGTGATGGATACTGACTCTTGGCAATAAAACCAGGAACTAATTCTAAGTTGCCGGTCAACTGCGTAGAACATAACGCAAAATACGCATCACGAACCGGAGCCGTACCAAACTTATCTTCACCCTCAATGTTATCAAGAACCGTGTACGCATTATTATTCAATAGCGTACGAACCACACGATCAACATCGGGACGTGAAAGGTTAGTCGGGTTATCACCGTTAACACCACCGGTCGCATTAATAAACGCTGCCGTACCCGCAAGCATATTACGGGTGAGTTCGTCTTCGGTTTGCTTTTTGTTACTCCCTTAACGGGGGATATCACATTTCTGGATATCTCAGAACCTTTCGTTGTTCTGTTCGGACTTTCGCACCGCATTTCTGCGTTCTCTCGTTAAGTCTCTCACGCTAGCTTTACCCTTGCGCCCTGTCGCCATAGTTTCCCTTAGGCTTCCAAGTCAATTAGAGAGAATTTATACTCCGCCAAATTTAACGGAGTGAAACACCTAAACGTGCGGCCGCCTCATTCAAGACTGGATCTTGATTTTGCAGTGTGCATTTTCTATTACTTTTATTGACCAAATTTATTTCTATTTGGCGGGATATGCCTCTTCGGGTTCTCCTCTTTTAGTCTCCTAAAAGATTGGACTGTCGCTTAATCTTTCGATTTCCACTCGCTCAGTCTCTCACGCTAGTCATTTAATTTTATTAATGGTATACTTGGTACCATAAATAAAGGAACTTATATGTGGTCACGAGATATTTTACATTATATGGCGGCATTAATTGATGGAGAAGGTTCTATTCTAATAGAAGTACAATCTCCAAGAGAAAATAGAAAATATTATTACTACGGTTTGCGATTAATTATTATCAATACAAACAAAGATCTTATGGACTGGCTTGTTAAACATTTTGGAGGAAAAATACTTGCCCGTAAAAAAATCATAGGAAGAAAACTTTGTTATCGATGGTCAAAATGTTCCCGTCAAGCCGCAGAAATAATAGAAGCTTGTCAACCATATTTAATTGTAAAAAAAAATCATGCTCAAGTATTTATTGAGTTTATGAATACTATGGGAATAACTGGATGGAATGTTTCACAAGAAACGCGAGAATATCGTCAATTCCTTTATGAAAAAATGAGAAAACTCACTAAAACTGGAGATTAAATTCCTTAAACCCTTGCGCCCTGTCACCCTCGTCTTTACGTTAGGGCTTCCAAGTCAATCAGAGTGGATTTAAAGCAGGCCAAGCACGGCGGCAGGCCTTCACGCTAGGATATGTCAAAGAACAATTTTACAACCTGCTCGTTTAACGTCACATAGGTCTTTTACGTTAAACTACTACGGCACCTAAATTACCGTAAAACTGTATCCTCGCATCGATATCTACTGCGGTTAACTGCTGTGGTGGGGGTGTTACACCCGTATTACCCAAGGGTACTAACGCAGTAGCCAAGGGATTATACCGACGCATACGAAGCGTATTACCACCATTACGGGGCATTTGTTTCTTCATTGCGGGTATTTTATGAATCATGTTAGGAACAGGTACTGCCAAAAGTTTATAACTAAAACTCTGCTGAACTGGCGAAGGCAGAACCGTCGTCGTTGTAATAGGCATATGAGCCTCCTTAACGATATAAGAATAAACTTACTACCATTAAGCTGACGAGACTTATCTTTATACGTCATGGAATGGCGAGTTCCGGTGTACGCCTGAAAAGAATAAGAGTGCGACTCTTAGGATCACGCTACCAAAAAAATACTGAATAACGTTTTTTTATTCAACCTTTTAATATGATACTTTTCGCGCGTCGTTCATTTCTTTCCACAATTGAGCTCGTAGCTCATCAGTAAGACCATTCTCAAAAGCATGGGCTTTCGTTAAAGGTGAATCTGATTGGTTTACCGAAGCTAAAGATCGAGGCTTTAAACGATTTTCTTCCGCTTTCTTTTGATCAGTCAGTACTTCTCTATCGGGCAGGATACCTAATCTTTTTATAAGCATATAGGCACTCGCTGCTTTAGAATACAAATCGGTAGAGGTGTTAATAGTGGATGCTAATTCCGGATATTGTTCGCGTAACGCGTTCACCGTGGTTTCATTCACCACCTTATCAAAGTCGGGGTACTGATATTTAAGGCGTGTTTCAACAGCGAGTTCGGATGATTGGGATTCATATTTCTTAATTTGATCTTCGAGCGATTTAATTTTCTGTTGAATGGGTGATAAATGTTTTGCTTCTACTAAATCATCAGGACTTAAAGAAAAATTATCATCAGCTGGTTTGTTCTGCGTTTGTTGTAAACGCGCTAACGCTTCGTCACGTTCTTTTTTTAATTGCTCAGCCGCTTGTCTTAATTGTCTAAAATTTTTTGCCTGAACCGATTCTTTATCTTCAACGGGAGGCGTTTCCGGTGCGTGCTCTTGCACTTCTTGTGTATATTCTTCCTGCGTAGATGCACTATTTTTTTCTTCGTGAGACATACTATTCCTCATTATTTAATCTTTTGGCCAGCTTCATCAAGGTGCCATCTTCAAAATCTAACACAAAGTTACATAAATCTCTTTGTTCAGGAACAATCGTTAACGCATTATTCTTCAAAAAAAAACAGGTTTCTCGTGAAGGGATGACCCATAAAAAATCTATGGATTCATGGAAGCGATTATACCTATAAACCGTTTGATCATAGTCGGGCGTAGGACAACTTTGACGAGCACAATAATACTGGCGGAGAACATTTTTCATTAAAGGCTCTTTTTTAGTAATAACTACCACATAAAAATCACCAAACAATGTATTTTTGTGTCTCTCGATGCAGGCAAAGATATTCTGTTCATACTCTTTATGCATCTCCCGTTCAAGCTCGATCGCATCAGTGTCATCCGGTTCTTGTTGAAGCAACCGATACGCGGCCGAACCAACGGTTTCTTTTTTTTGTTCTACCATCTCAACCCTTTTACCATCTTGGAGCTAACCTCTTTATTATACCAAAATTCCCCCTCTCTGTAAGAGAAAGGGGGAAGAAGTGGTTTAACCAAAAGGGGAGTAGCCCTTTGTGCCTCAGTGTAGGCAGAGGCGTGCCGGAATGTATACTTTTATTTTCGTTTCTTTTTTTTCATCTTACGCGCTTCAGAAAGAGCAATCGCTAATGCCTGTTTTCTTGAAGTAACCTTAGGGCCTTTCTTGGACCCACTCCGCAGTTCACCTTCTTTAAATTCTTCCATAACATCAGCTATTTTTTCTTCCTTGCGACCCTTTTTTATTAAGCGCTTATCCGCTTTCTTTACACGAGCATTTTCAGAAAAATGATCTTTAAGCATTTTTAAAAGCTTTTCATCTTCGCGTGCTTCCTTTTTAAACATCTGTGCATCTTCTTTAAGATGTTTCTTTACCTTTTTTTTAAGAGAGCGCTTCATTTCTTTTTCCCTTCTCGTTTTTCAAGACGAATCTTTAACTGAGGATACTTTTTATACACGGCCCTACGAATGCCATCTGGATTAGGAGCAAAATGAGCACGAGCTAAAGCATTACGAGCTCGATCGAGGGTATTAATAGGAAAACTAAAGGGAGAAGAACCCCCCGCCGCGCCAGCAAAATCGGACGAAGCTATATGTTTATAGCGACCCGTATTAGAACCACCGGGTTTCTTTTCCAATTCTTTTTCCCGTTTGCGCGTTATCTTTACGCCTTTAGCAACGTTAACCATTTTTTTTGCAGAAGATTTCTTTTTAGCCATTACTCACCTACTATATGCAGTTTCTTGATTAAAAAGTACACGTCTGATCTTCTTTTCTTTCTTGGAAACAGGCTGTGGTTGTAAATTAGCCGGCTTGCCCAAAATGGACCATGCTATTTTACGCCCCTTTCCGTGTGGACGTGGCATTGCAGGCATTATTCTTCCTCCAACGTAGCGATAAAGGGATTGCTATAATAAGGGACGCGGGGATACTGCGCATGAATAAACTCAGATGAAAGATTAGCCATGGCCGCAGGGTCCTCCTTGACCATACCACCATCAGCCATTTCTTGTCTTCTGCGTGGGTCAATACCCGCATAAAAGGGACTATACATATCAATAACCCGACCTATAGCACGATTATTATATTCATCTGCTAATATATCCGAATTACGATAGCGCTTTTTAATACCGGGTCGAGAAAGCGCACGACCTTTTTTTGCTTTATCCATAACCTGTTCCTAATATTTTTCAGGGTATTTCCCCGTCTTGTAACGATTACTTTTCTTTTCATCGCTGTCTTCATACATTTGTACGTCAATACCTTTGATAGTATCAGGTACTTGGTAATCAGGGTAAGGCATCTTAGCGTATTCTTTCATCATGACATTTTGTGGCAAGTTAGCTATCGCATCACGATCCTCATAAATCATACCAGACCCTTCCATCTCCATCTGACGACGAAGACTTGGGCCGGCATAGAGTTCTACACTGCGATACGCACTATCTTTTATATTTTTTTTAGTTTCATAGCGTTCCATCCCACGGGATTCGGCCATGCGATCCTTTACGGATTGATAATAACGTTTGTTCTTTTTTGCCATTTCGGCCCTTTCGTAGAAACTGTCTCGTCGAAGCAAGTAAGCGTAGACGGACAAGGTTGGAGTGCCTCTATCTACGGTTGATAGATTATAGATAGCACACTATATTTTTTAATGTGAAGCAAGCCTCTAAAAAAGATAACTCAAAATCATAAAATATCTTATTTTTTTTCTATTTGTTCTTTTCCGGGTGGTAACGCGGGCAATGGCATCCAATAATCTATGAAATTATAATAATTGTAAGCTTCTCTTTCCACTTCTTCTCCATCACAATCCAAAGTAATAGCTTCTTTGATAGAATATGCTTTTTTTTCTGTTGAATCCCACCACATTATTTCAATATCTTTACTTTCATGCATGCTGCAATCAATACCTAAAAAAGGTGCATGTTCGGGAGGAAGTTTTTCTAAAATAGATATCCATTTCATTTTTATCTTTCGCAAACTAACCAAAAAAATAATAATTCATCATAAAATTAGTACCATTTATAAACTACTTCATTATAGAGAACATAATAAAGAAAATTTGCTATAATTTGGGAAAACATGCAAAAGCTGTTCATGGTCTAACTGGTTAAACGATATCTTTTTGTTGTTCTTCTTGTGACTTTAATAAATTGGCGAGGTAAAGTAATTTTTCTACTTGATCTAAATCTATTTGTTCTAGTTCTTTAAGGGCTTTAATTTTATTAAGGGTGGCCAACTCATCATCTTTATTTGCTTCTGCAATTCTTTCTACAGCAAGAGCACGATTTTCGGCAACGCGACTAAATCTTTCCACAGATAATCCTCTATCAGCTTCGCTTCTCGCATTGGCCAAATTCGTACGTGCTTGTTGTTCTTCAATCGCCGCTTGCATTTGTGCTTGTTGCGCTTGTGCCGCTTGTTGTTGTTGTGCATCAATAGCCTCAATAAGATCATTTTTATTTTGGAGGGTAGCTGTCTTAATAAGCACTTCGTTGGGAATAGGAACCCCAATCTCACGCAATTGGAGTAATTGCGCAAATTCCATTTGTCGCTGTGTGCTCGTATTAAATCCTTCTTCTATAACAGCATCATACGTCCCAAATGCTTTTGAATAAAATTGCGGTGATGGCTCTTCATTGATGATCCGTTTTATTTTACCAGGGGTAAAATTGGCCGAAATGAGCTTTAAACACAACGTGCCGAGTAATTTTTGAGAACGATCAAGCTGATCATACAGATTCTGTAAGGTGGTCAATCCAGCCCCTTGTCGCAGCATAGAGAGTATGCCCGCTTTATCATCTGAAGCTGAACCCAAAAGCTCTTCATTCACGCCCGATATTTCCATAACTTCTCGTGCTAATAATTGTGAAAGTTCAATCATAGACGGTGGTACTTGCGCGGGTTGAATCTTTTCTACATCAGTCATCTGAGCTTCTTCTTTCAATGCAAGACCACGGCCCTGACCTGAAAGAAATACATCCTTGGGATTAACTAAGGCATTCTCCTTATACTTCCAGCCAGAATTAATCTGGGATTCCAGAATATCTAATTCTATTTCACGACGTCTATTATAGAGATACTGGGCATCTCTCAGCCCACGGACCATGCCTTGAATACGATACGAAAAATAAGGCATTTGAGGATTATAATAGGCAAAAACGGGAACAAAAGGATACGAATCAATTCCCATCGGGTTAGGGCCATCATACATAACCCTTCCTTGCACCACAATGGCTAAATGAACCGTAGGTATATCTTGCTCAACTAAGGTAATTTGAGGAAAGGTCCTTAAAAAAAGATTAAGTTCATCCTTTTTATTACTACGCCATTCAAACGTCTCACCCGTTCTCGTATCAACCAATAGTTTTTGAGATCTATAACAACGATAATAAAATTCATCATAGGTTAACAGATTCTTATACCCATAATTGTACGACTCAGGCATAAATTGAAACTTACCATCCTGGCCATCCTGGTTGGCAACAAGGCCAAGTATCTCATCAGCATGACTCGGCAAGAGGGAAACTGCTTCTTGTTTGGTAACAAACGAACGCTTCCAGAGCGCATTACAATCTGAAAGATCGGGTTTTCTAAAATAGGGATCTATTAAAAAGCTATTATACGAGCAATTATCAATCTTTATATCACCAGAAACCGGATCTTTGCGATAATCCATCCATACATGCAATAAATTCATGCCGGTTACCAAGGCACCGTGAAAGGATTCAGAAATAGTTTCTAATACCCCTTCTTGATCATGAATCCACCATAATACCTTCGTAAATTGGTCAGCGGTGATTTGATCACCCGCTTCTCGTGGAATAACAATGGTCGACTTCCGATTACGCCGCTGATAACCGGATGCCATCTGAACTACCCGACGAATACGATTAAAATTAAAATGACGACGACGAAAGGAGGGCAGATTACCATATATATCGTTCCAAAGGGATTGGTCACCAGCCTCAAAGCGAGTATCCGTATCCGCCTCCCCCCAAAACTGCTGGTTTATGGTGATGGCTTGCGTATAAAATGTCTGCATTTTTGTTAAAATACCACGATGCTTTTCGTCATAGTATTCAGGT